AGAAGGGTGTCGAAGCATATCGTCGTAAAAATCCTGGTTCTAAATTAAAGACTGCTGTAACTACAGAACCATCTAAGTTAAAGAAGGGTTCAAAGGCAGCAAATCGCAGAAAAAGTTATTGTGCAAGAAGTGCAGGTCAGATGAAGAAGTTTCCAAAGGCAGCAAAAGATCCAGATAGCAGATTAAGACAAGCACGTCGTCGTTGGAATTGCTGATAAATTATGGTTGATAATGTATATCTTGGTAATCCAAATTTAAAAAAAGCAAATACACCTATAGAATTCACTGAAGAAAATGTCATTGAATTTATGAGGTGTAAGCAAGATCCTGTTTATTTTGCAAAGAAATATATTAAAATTGTTTCTCTTGATGAGGGATTAGTTAACTTTAATTTATACCCTTTCCAAGAAAAATTAGTAAATAATTTTCATAATAATAGATTTAACATTTGTAAGATGCCTCGTCAGACTGGTAAATCTACTACTGTGGTATCTTATTTGCTTCACTATGCAGTGTTTAATGATAATGTAAATATTGGTATTCTTGCGAACAAGGCAAAAATTGCTATTGATTTATTAGGTAGATTGCAGACTGCATATGAAAATTTACCAAGATGGATGCAACAAGGTATTATTGCTTGGAATAAAGGAAGTTTAGAATTAGAAAATGGATCAAAGATATTAGCAGCATCCACATCTGCATCTGCTGTTCGTGGTATGTCATTTAACATATTATTTTTGGATGAATTTGCTTTCGTTCCAAACCATGTTGCAGAAGATTTCTTTGCATCTGTATATCCCACAATTTCATCTGGTACAAATACAAAAGTAATTATCGTATCTACTCCTCGTGGTATGAATCATTTTTACCGAATGTGGCATGATGCCGAACGTGGTAAGAATGAATACATCCCAACTGATGTTCATTGGTCAGAGGTGCCAGGTAGAGATGAGCATTGGAAACAACAAACTATTGCAAACACGTCAGAACAACAATTCAAGGTTGAGTTTGAATGCGAATTTTTAGGATCAGTTAATACTCTTATTAATCCTGCTGTATTGAGAAACATGGTATATGATAATCCTATTACAAAAAATGCTGGATTAGATATCTATGAAAATCCAGTTAAGGAGCATAATTACATAATAACAGTTGATGTGGCAAGAGGTTTAGGAAATGATTACTCTGCATTTATAGTATTTGATGTTACTCAGTTTCCATATAAGGTAGTTGCAAAGTATCGAAATAATGAAGTTAAACCAATGTTATTTCCCAATATTATACTTGACGTTGCAAAAGGTTATAATAATGCATACTTATTAGTTGAAGTAAATGATATTGGTGATCAAGTTGCAAGTATCATTCAGTATGATTTAGAGTATGAAAATTTACTCATGGCATCAATGAGAGGAAGAGCAGGTCAAGTTGTTGGACAAGGATTTAGTGGAAAGAAAACACAATTAGGTGTAAGAACTACTTCGGCAGTTAAAAAACTTGGTTGTAGTAACTTGAAAACAATGATTGAAGATAATAAATTATTAACTTGTGACTATGAGATTATATCAGAGTTAACTACATTTGCTCAAAAACATAATTCATTTGAGGCAGAGGAAGGATGTAATGATGATTTAGCAATGTGTTTAGTTTTATTTGCATGGTTGGTCGCACAAGAATATTTTAAAGAAATGACAGATAATGACATAAGAAAAAGAATATATGAAGAGCAAAAGAATCAAATTGAACAAGATATGGCACCATTTGGTTTTATTAATGATGGTTTAGATGATACAGTTACGGTTGATGTAAATGGTGAAAGATGGTATGCAGATGAATATGGTGATCGTTCTTATATGTGGGACTATATGTAGTGGAATTTGATGATCAATTCAAACTGGGACACCTACTTTTTTCAGAAAGAAAATGTAGAGTTTGTGGAGAAGTGAAAGATTTGATTGATGGTTTTTATCTAATTCGTAAAAATAGAAAAAATTTAATTTCTTCATATTCCTATGAATGTAAGATATGTACTGTAAGAAGAATAGTCGAAAATAGAAGAAAAAATAACTTATGTAAAGAATACGAGTACCCTGATTGGTAGGGTGTTCATGCAATGTTTCCCCATCCAAAATACCCGTTTTAATAAATATTTTTAGTTAATTTTGGATTGCGAGGAGAAAACAAGATGCCTTTAAATTTAGCATCTCCTGGAATTTTGGTAAGGGAAGTTGACCTAACAATTGGTAATGTAGATCCCACCACCGATAAAATCGGAGGTATTGTTGGACCTTATGAGAAAGGACCAGTGGATGTTCCTACCAGTGTGGTTAATGAGGACGATTTAGTTAATAAATTTGGACAACCATATGATACTGACAAACAGTATGAAACTTGGATGGTTGGATCATCCTATCTAGCATATGGTGGACAATTAAGTGTTATTAGAGCAGATGATGCTGGACTCAAGAATGCCAATTCTGAAGGAAATTCGATAAAAATAAAAAGTGTAGATCATTACGATGATTTAGGTTATGCGGATAATCCTCTTCCAGGAACCACAGTTGCTGCTAAGAATCCTGGTAGTTGGGCAAATGGATTAAGAGTTGGAATCATAGATGCTTTAGCAGATCAAATAATTCCTTTAGGAAGTGTATCTGGTCTATCGGTTGGTATGGGAGTAACACAAACACCCCCTGTTGGAACAGTTAGACAGACTGGAGCAGGAACTACAGAATTGATGGATGGATACTTTAAGGGTATTATCACTAAAGTTAATACTGAATCAGTTGGTAATGTTGTAGGACCTAGTGTTGAAGTTAAGTTTTTAAGTAATGTATCTGCTGGAAACACAGAGTATGCATACGATTATAACAATACATACAAGTTTAATCAAACCAACGGTTCAGGAACAAACACGATTGATTTCCCAAATAGTGGAGCAGGAACAACATCTGCAACCATAAGTCGTGCATTTGGTGGTACAACTGCTGTTCAACAAACTGCTGGTTTTGCTGTTACTTCATTCTTTAATAACAGTTCAGGAGTTTTAGATCAAGCAGGTGATGCACCATTAACTACAGGTGCAACTGAAATTGGTATTGCCACAGCTGGATTATCAGGAGTTGTTGGTGCCAATAAGTTTATTGGAATTGGAACTGAAATTATTGATGCCACAGGAGCATCTATTGGTCTTGGAAAGATTACAGGATTATCAAGAGGATCACAAGGAACATCAGCACTTCAACATGCTGATGGATCCACAGTTAAATTCTTAACTAAGAATGCAGATGTTGGTGAAGTTACAACTACTATATCTTCAAGTGCAGGTTCAGTTGGTATTACAACAACTGTTGATATAAGTTCAAAGGTAAATGGTGGTAGTATTTTACAATTCCCAGCTGGTGAACTTGCTTCAGTCAGTGTGTTCTTTAATGGTGATTCAAGTTCAACATCAATTTCATCTAATGTTTTTGATTGGTTTGATCAGCAGGAACTTGCAATTAGTTCTGCAACAGTTGGAGGAACAGAAACTTTAACAACAGTTAAGTGGAATACAGTTGCTGATAAACCAGGAACATCAGACTTTGCTGAATCAAGAGGTGGTAGATTTGATGAAGTTCATGTAGTAGTAATTGATGCAGAGGGTGAAATTACAGGTAACTCAGGAACTATTTTAGAGAAACACTTAAATCTTTCAAAAGCAAAAGATGCTGAGTTTTCAGTTGGTTCTCGTTCATACTGGAGAACTTGGTTAGAAACAAATTCAAATAACATTTTTGGAACATCTGGAGATGTCATTGGAGTAACAACAACTGGATTCAGTAGTGGATTTACTCAGTTTGGTGATGGTGGATGGGATCAAAATGCTGAAGGTATAATCTTTAATGCCTCTGGAAAACAAGATCTCAAATTATCTGGTGGATTAAATTATGGGGGAGTAGGTTTAATAACTTCTACAGGAGCATTAGATTCTGGAGTTGATGATTTAATCGGTGGATACGGAAAATTTGAAAATGA